GTTCTTCTTCAACAAGGATTGGTCCGTGTCTCTGCCTCTGGTGGCTCTTCAGATGCATGATGTGGAGCTGCGCATCACGTGGGCGGCTCTGCCCGCCAGCGCCCCAACTGGTTCCGCCACCAACTACAACGCCCTCCAGTACATTTGCTGGACCAACTTCGTCTACCTAGACCAGTCGGAGCGTGAGTTCTTCGCCAAGACGGCCCCACTCGACCTGCTCATCACTCAGGTCCAGCGCACGCTCGTGCCGTCAGGCGCCGGTGTCACCAACTTCGAGGTGGCTCTGGCCCAGCCCGTGAAGTTCCTCGCCTTCTCGACGCAACACTATGGCGACACGTACGTCAACACCAGCCCAGCAACCGCCTCGGCTTACCAGCTCAAGACTCAGGTGAACGGCACGGATGTTGGCGAGTTCAAGCACCTGCCCCAGTGGGTGGACATTCCCCAGTACTACCACACCGCATATGGCTACCTGCCAAACGGCGTCAACACTCGCACTCCATCAGTCGGTATCATCAGCTACTGCCTCGACACCTCGAAGCTCCAGCCCACGGGCACCCTGAACTTCTCCCGCATCGACACCTACCGTATTGTCGTGCCCACTGGGCTAGCCTCCGGCGTGGCGACCCTCATGACCAGCACCTACCTGTACGCCGTGAGCTACAATGTGCTCCGTATCCAGTCTGGCCTCGGGTCGCTCCTGTACGCCAACTAAATTCATAACCAAAATTAAATGCACTGGATTTTCTGGGTTATTATTGCATCTCTCGTGTTTCTAGTGACTTACAACCCCCGTTCGGGAACCCTCGGTAAATTTTTTGGTCCGGAACTATCAGTAGAAGGCAAACATGCCTCGAGAACGACACAAAGCGATAGCGATACCCGTGAGTCGAGTGAATGAAGTACCCCATTTTTTGGTCGTTCATGATCGACGTTACAAAGAATGGACGTTTGTAACTGGCGGGTGTCGCCGACGAGAGGTCTATAACCCACTTCGATGTGCAGTTAGAGAACTCGAAGAAGAAACACGCGGTACGATAAATTTGAAAAGAGGCGCCTACGCCTATTTCAAATTCGTCACGAATACTCCCGAACCTAGGGACATAGAAGATGGAGTTGATGTTCTGAACCACTATCACGTCTATGTATTCGACCTCCCCATGACCTCTATTGAACATCGGCACATAGTTAGGAGGTTCACAGAGGAAAAGGAAAAGATGGAGGGAAATATCGTACCATTCAGGAAAAATTACGATGAGAATGACGACTGCAAGTTTGAAACTCTCGACGCAATCGACAAGCGGCCAAATCTATGGCCCATGATCCGCCAACATGTTCTGGCCAACCCAGATTTTCATCAGGCTCTGACGGCGAATCACAAAACGCCATTCAATCTGCGGTGCTAAAAAACCGCGCCCCGCGCGGACCAAATAAGTGCTTCACACTTATTATAAGATGACGAGATCGAAGCTTGAGTTGGCGATTATTCTCGCGAGTCTCAGGGGGGATGGATCCAAGCCCCAACAGCTCGCAGCAGACATGTCTCTTCGTAAATTGTGTTATGAAATTGAAAAAATAGAAGAAGAGAATGAAGCGCGGGCCAAGAAAAATCCTCCCAAACCCGAGTCCAAACCAGAACCCAAGTCTAATTCATTCTGGTCATTTTTGAGCAGTGATTAAAGAATAAACCCGTTTTAAATAGAATGGTAAACAAATGGAGGGTCCCTAAAGGGCCTGCCACCCATGTTCTCATGGACGGGGGGATTCTCAGTGTCCCCGTCGAAGAAACGAACGAATTCTATGAAAGATATATAGAAGACGTTAAATCAGGTGAGAAACTTTACGTCGTCGAACAGAAGACTGATGTTTTCAAATTTTTTGTAGATCTCGACTACAAATCTCCAGAAAAATTATCAGAAGAAGACCTGATTCAATTTTGTTCTATAATTCATGAAGTTGTGGAGAAGGGTAGGTGTTGCATAGCGCGAGCCCGTCCTCGACCTGTGGGCCACGGTCTGATCAAGTCGGGTGTCCATATTCACTGGCCAGATCTCAGTGTGACGCGGACTCAAGCACTCAATTTAAGAACAAAAATAATTTTTCAACTTTCAGAGTATCATTCATTTGATTGGGATTCTATTATAGACGCGTCTGTATACGGGGGTTCAGGACTTCGAATGCTATGGTCCCACAAAAAGCCAACAGGAGATCCCTATGTTCCTTGGCGAGAACTCGGTAGTGGGCGTGAGTTTTCAAAAAATCCCAATGTCGAGACATTGGCTCTTTTCGCAGTGAGAACCGAAGAGGAGCCGAAAACTGCGGAACTCCTCGAAAACCACACACCCCTCGAGACTTTTATACGCAAAACCATAGAAGGTCAGGAGCGAATGCGTATCAAGCGAGTTCAGCGGCATGCAAATAACGGATGGTTTGTTCAGACTGACTCCAAATTTTGTTCTAAAATTAAGAGGGAACACAAATCAAATCATATATGGTTTTCTGTACGATCAGGGCGTGTATCCCAGAGGTGCTTCGATACAGACTGTACCGAGTTCCAAGGCCCCGAACATATTCTTCCTCCATCAATAGTAGAACAGCTCAATGATGTTGTTATTGTTGGTAGTCCTGTTGGTAATTTTCTTGACGACTTTTTTCCAGATGGGGCCCCGTCTTCGATTCAAAAAGTTCGAGCGCGCTGTCCACCCGTACTCGGGTCTGGACCCCGAGAGCTGGAAGAGATTTTTGGAAAACATCCGTTCGTTCGAAAGGTTGGCTTCCAGTGACCTTGATGATGCAGCCTCAGCCTTGTATGCAGCGTGTGAGAACGTAAGAGACTTGGCGCTAGGGGTGAGGCGTGCAGACGACGCCCACCACCAAGAGGATCTCGATGCAATAGCAAACGAGTTGGGTTACGAAGGCGAGTTTATTATAAATAAAAATGCAATAGAACAAGGCTTGCATTTCTTTCCAAAGTACTTAAACGAATCACTCATTGACTACCCAGAAAATGAGCAAGCCTTCACCCCTACCACCGTCAGATCTCACGGTCAGTGAGCCCCCGCGCACACGCTCCGGTCGCGTGACCAAGCCACCGGAGCGCTACGAGCCTGTTGAGCAGGTCGAGGACGATTACTCACCAGAGGATTACGATTCAGACGAGTCCGATGTCGAGTCGGGGGTCTCGTATGATGAATCTGAAATCGAGGAGGAAGGTGACGACGATTTGGATGGATTTGTAGTATCAGATAAAAGCGAGAGTGATGATGATGACAGTGATGGAGAACCTCCCGTTCCTGAGCCAAACCCAAAACGAGCCGTCGTCAAGAAACGAACAGCACGAGTGGCCTGAAGTGCCCCCACCACCTCGGCGTTTCGCACCCGCTGAAAAGACTGACGTTTTCGAGTCCCTCAAGAACGTCAATCCTGTAGCTTTAATTTTGATTGGTATTGTAATTGGTACTCTTATTGTAAGTATGCGTCCTATCGTTGTTCAGTCTGCTAAATCTATTTAATTATTGTACAAAATATAAGGGAGCTTTCCCTGATTTGGACTCGTTCCCCTTGAAGTCGCCAATTGGCCCTGTGCGCTGAACACGCACGTCTTCTTGGAGAAACCCAAGCCAAGGATTCTCGAGTGTGTGATCGGCAGGTTCCATATCACGGAATATCTCATACTGGCTGTCATAGGCAGGTGCAGGCTGAGATATTTTGGTAATTGGTTTTGAGCGTTTATACGCCCAATAAATGAGTCCAGCTACAATGACAAGGGACAATATTTTGAATATCATTCTAATTTTAGTTTAGAATTTAAGCGTCGTCAGGCTTGGGCTCCTCCTCGGCCACGTCCTCGACCACGGTCTGGAGCTCACCCGCCTTCTTACGGCGGTCGACCTCGTCGGCCACTCGCTTATCCGCCAGCTGTACAATCTCCTGTAGAGACGCGTCTGGGAACTCCTTCTTCAGATCCTCAATGAATTCCGAAGGGTGGGGAATTGGAGGAACATCGGGCTTGGTGTAAAACTTGGAGTTCTCATCGGCCGGATCAATGTAAGGAAAATCACCATCAATTGGCTTGGCCATCATGTCGCGCTTGCGCTTCTCGAACATGGCCGCGGCGGCGGACTGATTCTCACGATACTTGGTCATAATCTCCTCCAGCTTCTCATTCTGATAATGAACATTCTCAATCTGATCGCGCTGAGGAGGAATCAGTAGCCACTTGTACATGTCGACGACGTAAATATCCACGAGGGCATCCTCCTTCTGGAGGCGCTTGGCGTGGCTCGCAGCCTCGTCACGAGTCGAGAAGCAGCCGCGGATCTTCATTCCGAGCTGCTCATTCTTCTGAGGAAGATCTGGACCCACGAATGAGATGCACGCAAAAAGCTGTCCTGGAACCGTCAGGTAATCCTGCTCGAGAGAACCCATTTAAAAGATACAAGAGCTTATTTTTTATCTGAAAAAACGAGTTTAATGGAATCTATTCGCAAACTCCACAACAATTGCAAAAGGGACCTCATCACCAAATGGGTCAAACCTAATTCGTATGTTCTGGACTGTGGATGTGGACGTGGTGGTGACCTATGGAAATGGAAATCGGCCAAAGTTCGCCTTGCCGCTATTGACCCCGATGATGAATCCCTTGATGAGGCTGAAAAACGCTCTTTGGATATAGGAATTGACGTGTGTTTCTTGGGCCGAGGGGACATCCGTCAGGCTGCATTCGCAGGCCCTTTTGACGTGGTCTGTTACAACTTCGCCATCCACTACATAGTTGACGCATGGGACCTGTCAATCAAAGCTCTGAGTCTTTCCATCAAGACGGGTGGTCTCTTGATGGGAATCACTCCAGACAAGGGACGGGCAATTGGTATCGCTGATGAAAATGGTGCATTTACAGATCCTCTCGGTAACGAATTTCACATCTTTCGGGGTCAGCGGCGAATGATGGTGCGACTCGTGGATGGCCCCTTTTACGCAGACGGAGGAAGGGAGGAACCCCTTCTGGACCCAGAAGACCTGATTAAGGCGCTCATATCCAATGGGTTCGAACTCCTCACATGGGAACCAATGATTCCAGCACCCAACGGATACATTTCCGATTTATACTCAAAATTTGTCTTCCGTAAGATTAGAGAATAATGTGGATCGTGCTTGCGTTCTTCATGATTTGGTGCTCAATTTTCGGACTAAATTCAGAACCAAAAATGCTCACAGACCTCAAGGACCGATATCACCGAGTTCTCGAGTTGTTGAAGAAAAGTGATGACCCCATTTGGAAACCAGTTTTGTCCCGAGCAATTCTCACCGGAATATATGGCAAGAAAGATGGTGTCATAGGGTCTAACGTTAATAAAGGGTATGAGATTTACATCTGCCTTGATGGAGGCGATGTAAATTCCGCGATGTACGTGTTGATTCATGAACTGGCTCACATGACAGTTCCTGAATACGATCACTCTACTAAATTTTGGGATAATTTCAAGAAACTCAAAGACTTGTGCGAACAAAATGGACTTTATATGAAGTCCGGAACCCGCAAGTACTGTGGAGAGACTATTACGGAATAGTCTACATGCGCTCGGCTAGGAATTTACGAGCAAAATAGAAGGCGATCGCGGCGACGAGGGCCGTCACGATCAGGCCGGTTGGGGAATGGTCACCTGACTCAGACATGAACTTGGGAATCATCGTGCTGAGGCGCGACTGGACCGGCTTGGAGAATGCCAGAACTGCAGCAATGCCGGCAATCGCGGCATAAAACTGCTCCTCGGTGAGGCCCAAGGGCGCCTTGCCATCCGAACCATCTTCCGACTTGCGGGAAGTCTTCTTGTTGCCCTGAACTGGCATGGGTGGTCCCATGACCTCGTCTTGAATCATACCGCCTGGCCCTGGCATAATCTCATCAATCGATGTTGCAAACTCCGCCATTTGTTCTGTATCAACGTTTTTTTCATGGCGGATAAGCCCAGACGGGACCGTGCTTTTCTCCGGCTTGGCCTGTCGCGCCAGCTCTTCCTCTACGGACTGGATAGGTGCGATCAAAGAAGCTACATTGGGATCGTACGTCTCCATTTAAGTTTATGAATGAAAAGATCCTGACTAATAAAACGAGTCTCCTAGTTTTTCTTCTTCACCACCAACGTAGCCCCTCGGCGCTTCATTTCTGTTGGTTGCTGTTGTGTCGATGCGTGCCGAGGGTTATAATGGGCTTGGTGGTACTGCCAGAATGCCGGCCCTCCGACGCGGAACCCTCTACGAATAGGCGCCTTGTACCAAAACACACAGTCTGTTATACTATTACTCTTTGACGTGTTGTCAAGGACGAGACATTCGTAATTTTCCGTGCATGCATCCATAACTTGCGAGAATTGGTCATATGTTGGGAAAACTCCGAAAAAAGCCTTGTAAAGATTTTCACGGTTCTGCCGGACATTGTCACGCAGCACAAACACGTAGTCAACATTTGTACGAATCATGGGCGTCATATCCATACAGTACTGAGTAGTCATCATAAAGAAGATCTTCCAGTGCCGGCCATTCATGAAAAGTTGGCGTATGCACGAATCACGCATGAACGCCCTATCATACATGCAGTCGTCCATGAGCACAAACACGGGTGTGCATCGCCCAAGCTGTCGAAGCTTCTTCTGACGTTCAATCAGTTTATCAAGTGCATCTTTATTGTAGTCACCAAAAACAAACAGGTCAGGAATGAACTGTCTAAAGTGTCCATTGCCATCCTCCGTTCCCGACATGGCGATTCCAGCGGGCAAATGCTTCTTGTGCCACAGAATATCCGTGACGAGCGTCGATTTTCCAGTACCACGCTTGCCTATGAAAACGCACACCTTGTCATCACCCATATTGCTTGGGTCAAATTTTTTCAATTGAATACTCATCCTGTAATTTTGTAATAAAATTGAGAGTCTGCTGGAGCGCGTCGCTTCCGTAAATAAGATCTTTGAACTTACTAGAGATGTCCGCTGGTTATATCCAGCTGGCCGCAATTGGACAACAGGATGCGTATCTCACGGGGAGCCCACAATTGACCTATTTCATAGGAGTCTATCGCCGTCACACTCCATTTGTACTCGAGGCATATGACATTCCATTCCAAGACCAACAGGTTCTTTATGGAACTAATAACATTTGCAAAATTCCTCCAAAAGGGGACTTGATTAGAGCGTTGACCCTTAAGATAGGATTGCCGGCTCTCAAAGATCCAGGAACATTTTACACATGGCCCGAGAATCCCACCACTTCTAATGTGGCCCATATACTCATAGGACCTACTGGCGGGGGCGCACCTATATATAAATTTGATAATTCCAGTGTTGGTTATTATTCTACTCAAAATCAAGGAAGCTGGGCAAGCGGCTTCACACCCTATGCATACATAACGAATACAAATCAGTTTCAGTTTTCAAATTGCTCTAATGTAGAAGTCGAACCAAATTGGTGCCTGTTTTGGGGTCTTGATCCGAAAAACGCAACGGGTACGCGTTCAAATGGAAACTTGTATTATAATGTGTCCACCTCGCGCTTTTCTGATTTCACTTTTGAATTGGCTGGATGGGCGCGGAGTACGGGACTCCCTGACGTTGATACACGGACAGGAATTTTTCTCACTTCTATTCAGACTCTTCCATTCACGGGTACGGGCTATATTAATTTCTCTCAATCAAATTTAAATGGAGTTTTTTGGAAAAATCAAGATTCATCGACTGTTTACACCGTCACGGCGAACGGAAGAATACAATTCGCTAGAACTGGTTATTATATGGTGCGCGCTGCATTCAACTCAAGCGCGGGAGGGTCGGTTCAAACATTTTCGTATGGATTCGACGGTTCGGATGTCGGTGCCCCTGTCGCACCCGTGTTCGCGGGCTCGTACGATTACCGCGTGTCGACAGATTCTTCAATGCCAGCAATAATACCCCTACGCGTAGATAATACCTCGAACTCTTATTACTTCTACGCCACCACGACGGGAACGAATTTTGGAATTGGATCTTACGTTTCTATAAATCCTGTTGAAGAAATATACAAACTTAGTGGACCCGTAACCTTGAGCTCTCAAAATAGTCAGGTTTTGCTTTACGGAAACGTGAATTCCAGTTATATTCAGGGAAATTATTTAACTTTGAATTCTGATTCAACAATGTCCTTCATAAATAAGGGTCAATATAATTTGGACGGGTATGTGCATCTCAACGGAAGTAACATCACGTCTAACGTTTCATTATGGGAGGGGTCCAACCTCGTATACCTATATGATATGACCCTACACGGTCAAAATCCCACATGGTCATTCGCCATGCCCATGTCCATCACGGACCTAGCTCGTAAATATTATATTAAAATTGGAAATAATACCGCTGGGGCGACTTTAATTTCAAACACATTTTTCATAGTACAGCAGACGGGTGTTGACGCGGCGGACCCTGCAGGGTCCATTCTCTCATATGAAGGTACACAATTCAGGCCAATCACGAGCACATTCACACCAAATTCTATACTCAATTTGAATAACTTCACATCATATGGAAATTCTTCTTACGTCACGGTAACATCAACTGGGAACATAGTGTTCACTGCCCAAGCCACTTATATGATGACGGCTGTTATATGTACAGATGATAAGATATCGAGCGTCACGTTCGGGACGACGACTTATCCGGTCGGTCTCGGCCTCGCGCCACCATACACGGTTTCTGTGCCCTATAGTCCAACGAATTTGAGTGCTAATGTTGGTATATCATTTCAGACGAACGGGTCGAGCCCTAACCTATACTCGAACACATTCATAAGTGTATATCCAGTTTCATCAAACCTATCGGTGAGTAGCTCTTATAACTACTACGACTCTGTAGGGACTTGGGCCATCAAGACCGCCGAACTCAAGATAGGAGGGCAGAGTATCCAGACCCTCACGGGAGAATATATAGAAATGTGGAATGATCTATATATTCCATACGAAAATCAAGCCGGACTAACTCTACTCACTGGGAAATACGACACCCAAACTCAGGTTTATCCACCAGGGCGCAATTATTACGTAAACTTGCCATTTTATTTTTACGGTCACCCAGAGTTATACCTGCCCCTTGTCGCCCTTGGCCGGCAAGATGTGGAAGTCCACGTGACGTTCCGCCGGTTCAATGAACTTACATCGATCACTACTGTTGATAACCAGACCCTCACAGCCACAATCATCACAGAATATGTATATCTATCTACCCCAGAAATTAATTGGTTTCAGAGATCGAGGATAGATTATATTATAACCCAAAATCAATATCAAAATATAGATCTTTTACAAAACTTCACATCAGCTATTTTTGAATTAAAATTCCTAAATCCTGTCCGAGAACTTTTTTTCATTATACAACCTATCGATAACCTAACTTTTGATTATTCAAATAATGGTCTCAAAAATCTAGGGTTGAGTTTTAATGGTGAGGATATTTTCAGTACCAAAACCACCGACGCGCTTTACCTAGGTTCTTTAGAACCATTCAACCACTATCCCAATTTTCCAACTAGGAATTTTTACATGTACGCCTTCACCACAGAACCCGGATCCTCCAAGCCGTTCGGTCATGTGAATTTCAGTCGCATCAAGCAGGCGCTCCTCACGGTCAATGTCGAGGGGAGTTTCCTACCAGCAAAGCAGTTGCGCGTTGTGGCCTCGAGTTACAATGTGCTCCGTGTCGAGAATGGTCTGGCAGGTCTGATGTTTAACGTGTAGTGAAAAAACCTACGAGAATATCAGATGGCGGCCAGAGCCAACTTGGCCTTCCTTGGCCAAGAAGACATTGTCCTAAGTGGTGACCCAGAAGTTTCATATTTTGTTGAAAAATATAAGGGTCAGACGCATTTCTCATCTCGTGTGGATCAGGTCGAGTTTGATAATAATGCCATTGTGTTCGGAACCGAAAGCCAAGTCGTACTTCCCAGATCAGGAGATCTCGTTACTGAAATGTATTTTAAAATAAATTTCCCGAATATCGGAGCGAGTTCGGTCGTGGATTCAGTAGGGACCCTTATGATTCATTATTTTGAATTATATATTGGAACTCAACTTATCGAGAGAATTTATGGAGAATATATCGAGATGACATTTGATCTAGAAATTCCCAAAGGAAAACAAGGGGCGCTCAATGGTCTCATAGGAAAGAGGCTTCAGGCGCCATATATATACGCACCATATTCGACATACACGATTCCGCTCCAATTTTCATGTTTGAAGAAGGGTCTGGCCATTTGTGCGATGGATGAGGATGTGTTGGTCCGTATAGTTTTCAACCCGTCCGCCATGTTCACTCACCCTCCTATAAATTTTACAGATAATGTGAATGCATATTTAGATGTAGAATACACATACCTACCCCAGACCGAAATAGATTTTATAAAGTCGCGCCCGCGATTGGCCCTTATCGACCAAGTCCAGCGCGCCGATTACTTTGCGGCACAGGGGGTCGTAACCGCGAGTTGTTTTCTAAATTTCGTGAATCCAGTAAAGGAGCTATTTTTTGTTATACAGAACGACAATGCTACTGGATACGATTATAGTAACGTGGCCGGTGGTACTACTGATCAGTTGAATACCTTGTCTCTACTATTTAACAGTACTGACCGTATATCACCAACTGTGGGAACTCCCCTTTTTTTGAGAACCGTGCAAGCTCTCGAGTTTCACACGCGAGTACCTGACCGCCTGTTTTACATGTACTCCTTCAGTTTGGATCCACAAGGAGCCACCCCCGCCGGATCAGTGAATCTTTCACGAATTAACAACCAAATTCTCCAACTCACATTGAATCCCAGTACCGCAAACAGATACATAAGAGTTTATGCAGTGAGTCACAATTTCATGCTAACGGAAAATGGAGAAACGACCATACTTTTCCCCAACTCAGGCAACTAAAGAATTTAATTTTAAAATTAAAAATGGAAGAAGCCGCCATGGATATTTTCATTCCCGTGATGGAGTCGGCCACCGTTCTCGCAGCCCATTACGCCAAGGCTTGTGACCGCGATATAGTTCTTGCTGAAGACATGAGAATGGGCCTCATGTATTCAGCACGGAACGTTACAGGGAAGCAACTGGGAACCCTTTTCCCTGAAATTTACGAGGAAGATTCAGAGGACTCTGATGATTCAGGGAGCTGGGAGACCGTTTCAGACTCGGAATGTGTATGGTGCCGCTATGAAGGAACCGAGGATGAACTCGCCATTAAAATAAATGAATGCGCCGACACATGGGACGCGTGGGAGCCGGAAACGCCAGCAGAGCGTGCGTTGAAATCGGCTGTAGACAAACAGCGTGAAAATTAGATGGACCCTGAATCGGATGAGGACGACGAGCTCCCGTCAAGGGTCAAGTATTCAACAATTATAGAAGAGGAGGAATTTGAAGAGGACGAAGAGGAGGAGGAGGCCGAAGAGGGTGAAGTGGCACCATGGGATCCCAGAGTCGATAACTTTTTTCGTATACAATAGTAAAATGGCCGCCCTTCTACAGAACATCGCTCTCCAGCTCGAGTCCCAGTCCCTGAACTCCATCGTCGCTGGCTTCACCTTCGCCAGCGCCATCGCATGGATGGACGTTGTCCGCCACCTGATTTCCATGATCGT